CTTTATCTTTAGTAATAATTTGATCACCTGTTGCTAGATCTTCTACTAATTCATATTCATCACCGTTCTTAGCTGAGTACACGTGAACCTCTTGTCTTGGACCATAAGAAGCTGATGGTTTCATTTTACCAAACATTTTAATTTTAGTTATCATGTCAAAGAAATAAGAAGGTGCTTGAGTTATAACCTCTGCTGCTTTTTCTGCAGCTGGTGCAACTTTGTCTGCTTGTTTAAAATATTTACCAACAAGAGGTATTGTTGCAAGACCTCCTATAATTTTCATAAATTTTCTTCGTCCTGGTTGATCCGGTCCATCTTTGTAACCGATACGTCCGCCTTCTGCTTTTTTAGGTTTGTTTAAATTTTTTTCTATTTCTAATAATTCATCAAATGTTTCATCCCCACGTAATTTTACACCAAGAAACTCTGACATCTTATTATAATTAATATTACCTGGTTTTACTTTCATAATACCTTCATCTTTTTTAGAAATAATTTTAGGATCTTTGCCTAAATTTTCTTTTTGAATTCTATTAAATATATTATCAAACATTCCTGTTTGTGTACCACCTATGATAGGTTTACTTGTATCAAGAGGATTGTTCTCCATATCAACAACCTTATTAAGATCTTTTATTTTTTCTCTTGCTTCCATGTTGATTTTAATTTTCTCAAGGCCATCAGGTTGACGACCCATAGTTTTTATGAAACCTTTGGTAAGCTGTTGGATAGCTTGTGCGATTGTCATTCCAAATTTTATAGCCATTAATAATAATTCCTTTTAGTTTTTTCAACGTTTTCGTCAACGTAGTCTTCAGGGTGTTGTAACATGCCTCCCTGCCTAAATCGCATAATAGCTTGTGTTGTAGAATCCACAAGGTCATCATGATCGCCATAAGGAAACGCAGCGCATTCTTCTATAACGTCATCTGCAAATTTCTGCTCTGGCGCCCATATCATACCAGATTCAAATAAAGGTGCAACTGCATTTACACGTGCATGCTTATCATTTCCTTTTGATGGTGTGAAGTTTACAACCGGTATATCCATCTGTCTAAGCTCGTATGTTAGAGGTAATCCACTTGCTTTAGCCTCGATTATAACAGATTCAGGTTGCCAATAAGTGTATTGTTCAAGAGCCAATCTTCTCAACTCTGGAAACTCATAACGTCCTTTGACTGCATCGAGCAATATTAAATTAGCTGGAGAATCTTCATTTGGATAAAAGATTCCCCAGGTTGTAATTGCACTGTAATCAGCGGTCTCCTTTTTCAAAAATGCGGTGTCATATGATTGTATGACATGATGTAATTGTGGAATATGTTCTTTATCGTAAGTCCGCCACCACTCTCGTTTAAGTATAGCTCCTTCTTCTGCTGTTGGATTCTGCATCCACTGCGCGTTCCATTTGCCCGTGGGCAGTGTTGCTTGGACCTT